GTTGTCTATCAAAAAAGATTTGAAGACTTTGCAGAAGAGTACAGTTTTAAACTACTTGGTACCACGGACTACTTGATAAAAAGGCAACCCACATTGAACTTGGTTGTACCAAATCAGGTTGCTTTAAAGCGTAGGCTTCCATTCCATCAAGGAAAATGGTATAGTAACGGAACTGGAATGCGGACGATATGGATGCCGATTACTCCTGCTNATGATTCTAATTCNATGTATGTGATAGATCATAACGAGAGNAAGACAATCACTCANGAGACAATAGATAAAAAATATTCATTAGAACAGTTTGAAGAAAGATGTCTTGAGTATGCTTACCCGGTCAAGTTGAATCCTGGTCAAGCCCACTTATTCCATCAAGAACACATACACGGAAATGTTAACAACACAACTGGAAAATGTAGATTAGCAATAGATTGGCATTTACTTCCTAAGGGAGAACCGCATGGCAATCGATTGCCAGGAGGATTTTTTAAGTTGCCCGGTGACTATGGGGNAGTTCAGAATGTACCAAAGGATGGTAGGTATGTGGGNTATGTTGGAAACAACACCAAATTTGATGTCAAGATTCCACAACGTTTTCAGAGAAGTATCATAGATGAATATTGTGCTGAAATAGGAATACGTACAGTCGGCTACCAATTTGAAAACGAGGGCCTCGATTGGATGCCTATATTAGAACACTACATCGAGCAGAAACCTACAGGTATAGTGATGAACAGTATCTACAGTCTTCCCGATTCGTTGGAAAGAAGAAAATTTATATTAGAAAAAGCACTTGAATTAAACGTAATATTAATTTTTGCAAACGAACTTATAGCAATGCAGACAGCAGAAGATGTTGCACGGATTAAAAAATATTATGAATACTACACACCTGCTTAATTAACTTCCACTGTGTAAGTTTAGACACTAAAAGAAAGTTAGTAGACAAGATTACTTCTAGTCTATTTTGTTTTTTGATAATCCCAATCAGTTGTTAGTTTTAAAGTTTCGTAATTTTTTGTGGCATATTCGTTAATCCACGCCATGGCTTCTTTAGTGATTGGATGACTCCATCCCATATACTCCTGACATTGCTTTATAGCATTAACAATTTCTTCACTGTTAACCATGTTGCTGTTAATTTGGATATAAGGAATGTTTTCACGCTTTAGTCTATCATGCATTCCATCATACCATGCATGGATTGTATCTGCCATTCTTTCTCGTATATAGTAATAGATAGTTTTTAAATCACTCATACATGCATCTATATCATTTGGCACTGATGGATTATCAGATATTCCAATTGGTACGGTTGGGTCAATTCTCCATTTTTTTTCAACACATTTGACAATTTTTTTATCTGTTAATTTATGTCCAGTGTAACATGCTTGAGGCATTTTTATAATCAATTTTTTAACAAATGTATCCATGTCTGGGTTGACCAACAGTATTACTTTGTTTGGGGGGGCTTCTGCCTTTGGGTGATACAGTTGCCACCATGTTCCTGAACAACCACCTGGTACCAGACCCATATCATCAATTGTATATCTATATGATCCATCGTAGTCAGGTTGCGCCAACGGACTGCTTTTTCTAGGAATATGTACTCTACCATTGTTCCAAATATCAAGCCATTCATTATTTGCTATGCCGTCAATTGCAGCCGCAAGGGCTTCGAATCCTGCTCCATTCCAACCTGTAAAGTATACGTTTTTCTTAGCCAATTCTGAATGAAAGAGGTGTGCCACCTTCAGCGTAGTTGCCTATTTCTTGCTCCAAACTGGCCATTTCGTTGACGCCTTCACTCTTGAGAGCATCACCGTTTAGGCCACCGCCTCCTTGTGGCCCTGCAATCTGTTGAAATTTGGATCTGGCTTCACCTAGTGTGACTTTTGCTACTGCTAAAGTGTATTCTCTTACCCATGGTTTTGCATATATGTCACTTAATAATATAAAGTCTGGACGATAGTTGTATTGTTCTATCAACACAGTTTCTCGAGAACGCTGTCTTCTAAATATGTTAAGACGTCTAGTTGGCATATCGTATTTGAAATTAATAAAGCCTCCAAACATTCTTGCAACTAATTCTTGGTAACCTGCAAACATGTCATAAGTTGCAAGTCCGCCAATACGACCAGTTTGTAACAGATACATGTTAGTATATGCCAATTCAAATGGATCAAATGTTGTGCCGCCCTCTGATGAAGAAGCACCGCCCACAGTTCTCCTGTATATTTTGGTGACATTTATCACTTCTGCTGGCATCACGTAAACGGTTTGATTCTCTTGCAGTTCTAGAAAACCGTATGATTCTTCAACTGAATTTGAAGAACGCTGTCTAAATTTGTCCACAGCAGATGTAAATGCCATTTGCAAATGTTTCGGGTCTAATTCGACCTCGATCATACCATCACCCAAGCGTGTTTTCACATATTCGAAGATTTCTTGTTTTGCCGCATTAACTTGTGCGTCTGTAGTCGCGGATAATCCTGTGTCTGGCATGTGTGTATTTATTGAACGGTAAATATGTACAATGCCGAGACTGTCTTTATATAAACCTGAAAAAGGTAATGATTTCGCCTTCCAAGATCGCAATATTGCTGAAATGTTTCAAATAGGTGGCACAGATGCATATATTCACAAGTATCTTGGTCCTGTTGATCAAGGAGGCACTGATGATGCATCACAGCCTCAACGTTCAGGCGATTCACTAAACGAACTTGCTATACAAGATCTATTGTTCCTTGAAAACAGAGATCGCAAGTACGAACCAGATGTGTATCACAGTCGTGTGATTTATAATGTGCAAGATATAGATTTTGATCTGTCTCAGTTTGGCATGTTCTTACAGAATGATCAGTTGTTCATGACTTTTCATATCAAAGATATTGTAGAGGCACTGGGTAGAAAAATTATGTCTGGNGATGTAATTGAACTACCACACCTAAAAGATGAACATTCACTGGATGAAAATGATACAGAAGCATTGAAAAGATATTATGTGGTTGAAGATGTGGCACGTTCTGCAGAAGGATTCTCTAAAACATGGTGGCCACATCTGTACAGAGTAAGATGTAAAGGCATCACCGATGCACAAGAATTTAGGGATATACTGGGTGACAAAGACGAAAACACTGCTCAAAAAACTAGGGATAAAGACATAGAAATAAATGATGCTGTGGTGGCTCAAGCAGAATCAGATGCACCTCAGTCAGGATACAACACAAAACAATTACACGTTATGCCAACTGATGAAGATGGCAAGGTTGCTCTTGTGACAGTGGATGAAGAAATGAAAGTTGATACCGGTCATATCAACATAGACAAAGTGTATGCGTCTCCAGAAGCAAATGGGTATATTGAAGGATATCTTACAGGAGATGCCATTCCTGCTAACGGAGAAACTTATTCGTTTGGTACATCATTTCCGAATGCACCTATTGAAGGCATGTTCTTTTTACGTACTGACTACACACCAAACAGACTTTTTAGATATGATGGGAGAAGATTTGTGAAAATAGAAGACAATGTAAGAGTTACTATGTCCAACACTGATACACGTAACACAAACAAAACTGGATTTATTAATAACACTAATACAACTGTTAGTGCCACAGACGGATCTACTAATGTTCCAGAACGTGTTGCTTTAAGCAAGTTGTTAAAACCGCAGGCAGACAATTAATGCAACATTTTTATGACGCACAAATAAGAAGATATATTCTGCAGTTCATCAGAATGATGTCAAACTTTACATACGTTACAGGACAAAATTCTAAAGGTGCATCTGAAACTTTACAAGTGCCAGTCAAGTATGGAGACATGTCAAGACAGGTTGCAAATATTATAAAAAAAGGATCCGAAAACACATTGATTGCGGCTCCGCAAGTATCAGCATATATTACTAACCTAGCATATGACAGAGATCGGATGCAAAATCCTTATCACATTGATAAAAAAAATATTCGTGAAAGATTTTTTGATACAGACACTCAGCAGTATACTGGTGCTCCAGGTCAAGGACACACTATTGAAAGAATCATGCCGACTCCTTTTGAATTGACTTTCAAAGCAGATATTTTTACCACAAACACAGATCAAAAATTACAAATACTAGAACAAATTTTAGTGCTGTTTAATCCTGCACTTGAATTGCAAACCACAGACAATTTTTTAGATTGGACATCACTAAGTTTTGTAGAATTAACTGACATACAGTTTACTTCCAGAGCAATCCCGCAAGGCATTGCAGATGAAATTGATGTTGCATCTTTAACATTCAGAACACCTATCTGGTTATCACCGCCAGCGAAGTTGAAGAAACTTGGTGTGATCGAAAAAATTGTTAACAGTATATTTGTCGAAGAAACAGGCACTGTTGATGTAGATGGTATTTTAGGATCAGGCATAATGTTTAGACAAAATGTAACTCCGGGGCAGTTTGGTTTACTAGTGCTTGGCAACAGGATGACACTGTTGGGTCAAGCATCTCCTACACATGCAGACAATATAGAAAATAGAGCATTTGTTTCACAGTCACAGTATGGCACAAAGATAAAATGGACGTCAGTTGAAGCCATGTACTCGAAAACATTCACTGCAGGTTTGTCACAAATTAAACTGCAACAATCCAGCACCGACGTCAATGGCGACGACATACTTGTAGAAGTTGAAGGCACAATTGCTATCGATCCACAAGATGATAATACCATGCTGTTTACAGTTGATCAAGACTCAGTGCCAACTAATACAATAAATGCAGTAGATGCCGTGATTAATCCACAAACTTTCAATCCAACTGGGGTAGCAAATGGTACTAGATATTTGTTAACAGAATCAGTAGGTGATGATTCAACCATCATTGCAGGTAATGGAGCATCTGCTTGGGGCACACTGGTTGCCAGTGCTAATGACATTGTCGAAAAAGTTGACGGTGAATTTGTGGTAGATTTCAATGCTGATTTCGATGACGGTTCAACACAACTGCAAAGAGGATTACAGGATTCTTCTTCTGCTAATGGCGATTCTACACGTGGAGTGGTTCAATATGTAACTAATCTTACAAGTAGTATTCAGTACAAATGGTTACCTACCAGCAACATTTGGGTAAAATCTTATGAAGGTTTTTATGAACCTGGCACTTGGACTATTGTCTTTTAGAGTGTAAAATAACTGTATGAGTGAAATAATTTGTTCTGGATGTCTATTCTATGCTAAATCCACAAAACGATTTTTATTCTTACATAGAAAACTTAAACAAAAAGGCACATGGGGAATGGTTGGTGGCAAGTCTATAGACACAGAGACACCATGGCAATCTCTACAAAGAGAAATTACTGAAGAAGTAGGATTTGCACCCACAATAACAAAAACTATACCTTTAGATTTTTTTGTTAGCAAAGACTCTAGATTTAAGTTTCACACCTATGTGTGTGTAGTAGAACAAGAATTTATGCCCAAATTAAATGAAGAACACTCAGGTTATGCATGGGTATCTATGAATACATGGCCTTTGCCACTGCATGAGGGTGTGAGAAAAACTCTGCTCAATAGAAATATAAAAACAAAATTACAAACTATTTTGGATTTGATAGTTTAGACTCTACCAACAACTACTTCAATTACACCTTCACCGGTACCACTGTAATTTTCAAGTGCTTTTCCGATCACACAACCTAGGTTGTAATTTGTTGGGTCTAATTTTTGTGCAACACCTGGAGTGTCTGATGAAGTAACCATATCGCCTTTTGCGATTGCGCCTTTAACTCTGCATGGTACTCTTCCAGTCAATCCTAAGAATGTTCCGCCTTCAAGATCATTGTTCATGATAAACGCTGGCGCTGTGGATACAACTCCGGCAATTCTTGCATCATGTGTGTCAGTGGATTGTGTAATTTCCTGATCACCACCAAATATCATTACAGTGCCAGGAGCATACTCTTGATCTGCAAGATACTTCTCTGCCAAGTCAGCGTATTGTGCCGCTGTAACTGTACCAGTTATAGTACCCGTAACTCTGAGTGCATCTCGTATTGTGATCTGTGTTGAGTCATGTGCTACTAAGGTATCTGTTCTAATGTTCAAAATCTCAACTTCTGATGAGTCTAATGATGCAACTGAGTTTGCAAATATATCTGTATCTAATTCAAATTTAATGTTACCTGTTGACAGTGATGAAGTTGTAATTGAATTACCACCTTCAAATTGTGCAAAAGCAGGAGTACCTGGTGTAAAAATAAGTGAGTTACCAGTTGAATCATCACACACAATTGTTAAAGACTGTGAGGCATCTTGTGCATCAGTATATGCTTTAATTGATTGTTGTGTGGCAAGTGCTGTGTTAGAATCTGTAGACAAATCGTCTTCGTCTAGTATTGCATCTGCAATAACCGAATTGTTAATTTCTAATGATGTTTCTGCATTCAACGCACCAGTAACATTAACTGCGTCCCTGATATTCAATGCTGATGAATCTGAAGAACTAATTTCTCCGTTTGTTATTACAAGATCGCCATTTACATTTACACCATCTTGAATTACTAGTTGTGTTGAAGCACCACCTGAGATGACACCTTCAATAATTAAACTGCTAGTTACTGAGATTGCTGACGAATCACTTCCACTAATCACGTTAGTGGCAATAGTTGGTAAAGTGGATGCACCTGTAACTCTAAATCCATCATCAATAACCACCTCTGTGGAATCTGATGATGATAGTGTATTCACTGTTGTAATTGTACCATCAAGTGCAATAGTAAGAACACCAGTGGATGCTGTTGAGGTTGTAATTCCGTTTCCGCCTGAAATATGCAAGAAGTCTGTACCGCCCTGTAGTTCTAATCCTACTGAGTCATCTGCAATGACTTTGAATACTGTTTCTGACGCTTTGGCTTGACGTGAACCACCTGCAAGGGTTCCATCATGTACAAGCAGTCTGTCTTCTGTAGTGTCTACAGTGATTTCTCCCGCAGAACCTGTGAATGCAAGATTCTGTGCTGTTGTACCTCTTCTAAATTGTACTGTTGTTGGCATGCTTTTATTTATTACGCTCCTACGAAGTTCTCACTTGCACCGAAATCATTGGCTACTATTGTACCAATGGGCTCCATGCAGTCAAACGCTATTGTTAAAGCAACTCCAAATGCATCAGAGGCCGCTGTATCACCTACTGCATCGTCGTTGCCTTGAAAATCTGTGGCTGTAGAGTCATCTGAAAACGGAAATTGGGTAACTGTTGATCCCACAAAGCCTGCTTTGGCAAAATTCTCTTCCACAAAACTCACTGTGGTTACATCATCACCTGATACCGGCGTGGTGGCTGATGTAATTTTTCCGGATACATTGAGTGTATCCAAAACTTGTATACCTGTTGAACTTGATGATTTTAATATTTCCACATCAATGGCATTAATCTGTACAGCAGATGAATCATCCGAAGATATATCATTAACTTTTATAGTCTGGAAGTCACCAGTGGCCGCTGTAATTGTGCCAAGTGTGCCAATATCTTTTGATCCATCTACCACAAGTGCTTTGTTCGCCGCAACCGTACCTGCGGTTACTCCGTCAATGGTTTCGAGTTCTGCTTCATTGATTGCCGCTGACCCTATTGTAAATGCTCCAGCTGTAACAGTACCACTGAATGTTGGAGAGTCATCAACTGAAATTGTTAATTGTGCTCCACTGTCAGTAGATGTAGAAATGTTAGTGCCGCCCTGAAAGAATAACCTATCTGTACCAAGTAGAATTTCCATGTCAGTTGAATCGTCACCAACAACATTTAAAATAGTGCTAAAAGCAGACAACTCATTATCAACGTATGCTTTGATTGACTGTTGTGTGGCCAGTGCTGTGTTTGAATCACTGTCCATTCCATCTTCATCTACTATAGATGTAATGACAGTTGAATTATTAATTTCTAAAGATGTTTCTGTGTTTAGTGCGCCTGAAATATTCACAGCGTCAGCAATCTGTATTGCTGTTGAGTCACTTGATTGAATTGTTTGCACGTCTAACACATCTGCGTTGACAGTGCCTGTGGCTGTTAAGTTCCTTATTGTTCCTACATCAATATTAGCATCAGCAACCAATGCCTTGTTTGCCGCCGCTGTGCCGTTTGTTATACCATCTAATTTTTCTAAGTCTGTTTCATTTAAATCAGCCGAACCAATTATAAATGACCCAGTTGCAGTGACATTGCCTCCGAATGTGGCGGCATCATTTGTACTGATTGTACCGCTGGCAAACAGTGTTCCTGCTATGTTAATGTTGTCGTTGATTTGTATTGCAGTTGAATCATTCGAACTTAAAACATTTACATCTATATTGTTGGCACTGACAGTGCCTGACACATTAAGATCGTCTTGTACTTGAACTCCTGTCGAGTCTGAAGATGCAATTACATCAACATCGCCTTGATCTGCAAACTCTAATCCAGTGCCTGCGGCATTGACTCGTAATACCTGTCCGGTTGTGCCTATTGACAGTGATGTGCCAGTACCACCATGAGATAAACCAACAGTTTCAGTGGATTGGAATTCACCTAAACCTGTTGCAACATTGTCACTATTGAATACGACTCTTACCGGGGTTTTATCTGCCATGTACGATATTTATGGTAAGTTAAAATTGAAACAGTGTCACTGTGTCCTGGGATTGCAATGATGTACCGTTTGTGAAGGTGAATGATTGTCCTGCTTCTGTGTACACTGGCACTGTATCAACTGTACCATTGAATTCCAGGTTCAACGTAGCCGTGGTTGATAAAATTTGTGCGTCTGTGAGCACCGAACTTCCGTCGCTGGCAAATAACCCCACAGTCTGTACAGGTCTTGCCGCTGTGCCAGTAGTTGCTCCAGTCAATTGTATTCCATTAGCACCCACTTTAGAACCTGCTGGAAGTGTTGCTCCAGTGGCCGCAATTGATATAGAACCACTGCCGTCTGATGAAATTGTAGCGCCTCCTAGATTAATAGTTTCTGCAGATAAAAATGCAGTCTTCCATCTTTTGCCNGCTTTNCCCAAATCATACACACCGTCTTGTGCTGGTACCAAGTGTCCATCAAATTCGAATCCTGTGTCTGTGGAATCATCTATAGTAAAACTTGCACCTGCTATTCTAATATTTTCTATTCCAATACCAACTGTGCTACTGTCTTGTACAGAAAGTTTTGACCCAACAATCTGTAAGTCGCCAAGGTCGGCGCCTGCACTTGCTGTTGAAGATACTGTAATAGTGCCATCTGAATTTGCTGATGTTTCTATGCCATCGCCACCTTGGATGTACAACGATCCTCCACTTGCAATTTCCACAGTGGCAGAATCGTCTGCTACAAATAGAGTGGTACCGCCACCGCCACCGCCTGTTGAAACAAGAGAACCACCTGGAGTAACTCCGTCGCCTATTCTCAATTGTCCTGTGACTGTATCATGTGCTAGATACGTGTCTTCAATTACATGTGTGGATATGTCTTCGTTTTTGAAGGAGCCTTTTATTTTCCTAAAAGCCATGTGTTACTCCTGTGGTTGTGCTGTGGATTTCTTTTGTATTTCTTGTCCTTGTACATCAACTGGTTTTAGTAAAGTTGGTAAAGGAATGCTGTCTTGTTCTGCTTCTATGTCTTCGTCGTCTGTGATGTCGTCAATGGTGTCTGATGTTTTGCCTTGTTCGGCTTTTTTCATTTCAAGTTCTTGTTGTAGTGGAAAAGCCATATTGCTTTTTTCAGGATCTGAACCGTCTGTTGGTTCATCATTGTTAGTCTCTGGCTCTTCTACTTTGGCTTTGTTGCCAAACATAGATTTGATTGTTTCGGCATCTTCATTGTTGTCCAATGTACCGTCAATAATAATTTTAAAGTCTCGAAATTTCATGCTACACGTATTTATTATATTAGGCGCCCACGTGTGCTTCTCCGGTTCCGAAGTCTGACGCAGTAGCAGAACCGTTTGGTTCTTGACAGTCATAAACTGCACCAAGTTTTCCGCCTAATGCATCCACAGATGAAGGCCCTGTGCCCAAACCGTCAGGCTCACTACCAAGAGAAGATTCGGAGTAATCTGCTGGTGTTGAGTCGTTCACGCTGGCCGGATAAGAGGCCAAGGTTGAGTTTACGAATCCTGAACCAGTAGCAGAGGCAAATCCAGCATCGTTATTGAATCTGGACAGCGGTATAGAACCAGTTGGAATTCTTTGCAGTGCTCCGTCAACATTAATAAAAAAGTGATCAGGAGCAGTACCGTTAGATTGAATTGGTGGAGTGTCACCACCGCCAACATCGATCACCTGTTGACCGTCAATGGATACTGTGGCTGCCTGTATGTTCAACTGTGCTGAGTCAGTGGTGTTGATCACAGATGTTGTGACTGATTCTGCTTTCATTTCGCCTTGAACATCCAGTCCTTCGTCTATGGTTACTCTTGCAGAGTCTGGTGATGAAATATTGTTAACTGTTATTGAGTCTGCCAGTGTGATTGTTAAAACACCTGCGGAGTCAGTGGCTGTGCTTATGCCGTTTTGACCATGCACTTCAAGTTGACCATTCACAAGATCTAAAACAAATGTGTTTGAGTCATCACCTGATATTTTCATGGATGTGGATGCGGATACTTCTGCGTCCACGTAGGTCTTGGTTGCGGCATCAGAACCAGCAGATGGTTCGCCCACTCTCAGTTGATGTAGTGTTGAATTTGTTAATGGAGAAGTGTTTGCATCATTAGTTGTTGTAGCAACTTTGAACACATCATCGCCTTCGTCCCAATAGATGACAGCATTGTTTCCTGCACCACCTCTTTGTATATAGATACCACCATCTAAGTCTGTGCCTGAGTTGTTTCTGATCAGTTCAATAAATGGATCTGAAACTGTAAGTGCTGTGGTGTTGACTGTGAATGTGGTTGTACCAGTGACTGTTAAATTTCCAGAAACTCTAACACCAGTTTCGCCACCATCGGTAGCAAACACTTCCAGCATATCGCCAGTGGTTGTGTTGTTGTCTGGAGATACTGCTCTTAGTACAACTTTCTCTTGTCCTTGGATTATCTCTGCCATGTGAAGTATTTATGGTCTATTGGCCAGTCATAAAAAAAGGGGGAATAAAATCCCCCCTCTCAAATTGTTTAGTCTCTTACTTGAATGATACGTTTGAAATACTAATTCTTGCAAGGTAGTCTGCCGCATTACCAAGAGATGATGCTGTGTTTGATAACTCAACATAACCATATCTTGTTAAGAAACTTACTACTGGCTCGAATGTAGATGGATCAAGTACCACACCTGATGACATTAACGGTATGTACGGACAATAGAATGCTGGAGCATCTGCTTCTGATGAACCTTTGTATCCTACTAATACGTCTGTACCTGTAGCCGCATAACCGTCAACATACACTCTCATTGAGTTGTTTAAAGTTCCTACAAACTTAGTGTTTGTTGGTGCTTCAAATACGCCCTCAGTTGAACGTGCAAATGCTGATGTTGTTGCTGACTGTAGTATTGTTAATGCTTCTGATGAAACAACTGCATAGTTACCCGCACCTCTTCTTGTTCTTTGTGCGATTAAGTTTGCTTGTTGGTTGATAAGAACCGCAAGAGCGGCATGCTCGTCACCAACAAATGTTGCTGTACCTGAAACAGCAGACTGATCAAAAGCACCAGCCGCAGAACCTGCCAATGATCTTAATGATGTTAAGATTTCTTGGTCGATCTCAGCAGTAATTTCTTGGGCTAATGCCGCCATAATTTCTGCTTCAATGTCGATTCCTTGTTGTGCTTGAGCGTCTTGAGCCGCTTCAAAAGTCCATCTTGCTGATAGTTTTCTTGATTTTGCTTCAACAACTTGCTTTAAGATTTGCACGTTTAATTTCTTACCTGCAGCTCCTTCTAGTGTTGCTGTTGCTGATCCCTTTGCAGGATCGCTATCGTTACCTGAGTAACTTGCGGCGATCTTGAAAGGTGATAATGCTTCGTCACCAGCCGCGATGTTTGTTGCACCGTTGACTGTTGTGTCTGCATATCTTACTCTCAGTGTGTGAATCTGACCAACGGGACCTGTCATTGGTTGTACACCAATAAGTTCGTTAGCGATCACTGTAGGCATGACCCTTCTTATCACAGGCAAAATAACTCTGTTCAGAGTAGCAACGTTACCACTTTGTGTGGCTCCGCTTGTAGCAGCCTCTGACAGGTATTTGCGTGTGTTTTCAAGGACCACATCCAATGATTTGGCCTTAGTACCAGTTACACCTTCCATAAGTGCTTGTTTGGTCTCTTGCCATTTGTGTTCTAGCAATTGGGATGTCATTTTTTCATTTCTCCTTAATTAATACCTGCTAATTTACGGACATCGATGATCTCCGCGTCTGTGTTTGTTGCCTGTGGTTTTGCCTTTTTATCGCCTGTTGTTTCTGATCTTGATTCTGATATAATCGAAGCCTTCTTGGCATCTTTCATTACGTGTGGAAGATACTTGTTGAAAGCAGTTTTCAAGTTGTCTGTCTGTACTGTTTCTAACAGATTTGACATTACATCTTTTTTGTCGCCTGATAGAGGTGATAGCATTTCATTAAGAACTTTGTCTCTTCTGTGTCTGTTTTCAATTTTAGATTTTGCAATCTTTTCAGACTCAAGAAGTTTCTCATTCTTATGTATTTTGCTCTCTGCTTCGTCAAGTTTGCCTTGTAACTTACGAATTTCTGAAGTCTCGTGTAGGTATGAAGTCAAATATTCTGAAGTGTATGCTTCGAATATCTTTCTTCCAAAATTGTTTTCACGAGCAACTTTAATGTCCTCTTTGAACTGAGTCATCTCTTTAGTGATATTTTCACTAACGACTGTCTCAACAATTTTGCTTGCCTTCTTGATGAATGCGTTTCTAATCTCAGCAAATTTTTCTTTTGCTTCTTTGACCAGTTTCACACGAGTTTCCACTACAGATTTCTTGTCGCTTTCAAATTCGTTAAGTTCTTTTGCAAGTGTTTTTGTTACAAATGCTTCAAGTGTCTTAATTTGTTCTGCCGCTCCATTTCTATCTTTGTGTAACTCTGTCATCTCGTTGGCAAGTTGCTTGGTAATGAACTTCTGAAGCATTTCCATGTGTGGTTTAACGCCTCTTTTGTACATTACTCTTTGTGCCGCAAGTTGTTTTCTGTCTTCAACAAACTCAGCAATCTCTTTCGAAAGTGCTTCGTTTACCATGCGGTCCATTGCTTCTACCATAACAGACTTATCATGTTCGTATCGTTTTGCAAACTCTTCTCTGACCTCAGCCTTGGCTGTTTCTTTGACTTCTGATAACTTGGATTCCCACGCTTCTTCAATAGATACGCGAGTTTCTTGGTTTACCAGGTCTTTGTCAAGGAGTTGTTTGATTACGTCTAGCATGTTTGTCTCCTTATTTTAGTTTTAGGTCCCTTATTAATTGGACCACTCCTTCTTTTAGATGCTTTTGCGCCTTCACATCGTGCTTCACTGCTTTTGCAACGCCCAATAGTTGATGACCGCCTCTCATATTGAGTAGGCCTTCATATATTGGTGTTGGGTATGCATTTGGAGCCGACGGTTGTGCAACAACATCCACAGTAATAATGTCAAATTCTGACACATTACCGCTTCCTTCGTCTACGTTTCCTGAGCCTCTGCTTGATACGCCTAGTTTTACGCCTGATTGTAGCATTGTTTCTACAAGCTTACCCATCGGTGTAGGTAATATTTTTAATTTGCCATATCCGTTGTTGCCTTCCATGTACATGCTTGTTAACATGTGTGACACTCTGTCAAGATTTATTTTTAAATCTTCAGGATGGTCAACTTCGCCGAGGACACTTTGGCCCCCAGCGATTGTGTCGGATATTTTTTGCACTGCTCTGTTGATCTCGAAAGTTGGATACACTCTTTGGTTTGCGTTCTTGACATTGCCTTGAATACAAATACCTTTCATGTATAAGTCCTTACCTTCGTTATTTGATTCAACCACTACTTGTGCTTGATCAAATGTAAGATGTTCACTTAGTACTTGCATATCCTATGTTTCCTTACTTAGATGCAACAGGTGACGCAGACTTATTAGTGTCTGTTGTCATTGCCGCAGGTGCTTTTGTGCCTTTAACATTCTTTTGACCGCCGGCATTAGCAAAGGTATCACCCATCGCTTTTGCTGTGTCGCCTGTAAGTGCTTTACCTACGCCGCCACTTTGGTCACCGCCTGCTGAAAAATCAGTGGCTTTAGCATTGTTAATTGGTCTATTTTTTGAAGCCACTGGACCTTTTTTGTTGTCAGCAGTAGTTTCGTTGCCCATTTTTTCTGCACCATGGCCACTTTTTACCATTTCTGCATACTCTTTGACAATTTTGTCTGCTGATTCAAAAGCCACTGGCTCGTCAACTGCTTCGTCTTTTGGCTCTTCTGGCTGGTCATCATCAGCGTCCATCATTTTTGCAAACTCTGCTTTAAGGGCATCAAGTTCTTTTTCTAATGGTTCAAATGCTTTTTCTGTTTCGCCATCTTGGTCGCCATCGTCATCAAAGTCACCGTCATGATCCATGCCATCTTCATCGTCCATGTCCATGCCATCGCCTTCTGCTTCAATGTCGCTTAAAAGATCATCAGTCTGATCACCACCGATTTCTTCGATAGTTTCGTCAGTTGCTTCTGCAGGCTCTTCTGATTCTGTTGTTTCTTCGTCATCATCTTCTGAATCGTCTGCTTCTTTCATCTTTTCTTTAGACTTTTTGTCTTTTTTCATTTTGTCATCGTGTGCGGCTTCGTCAACTTCATCACCTTCAACTTTGTCAGATGATTCTTCAGTAGTTTCTGCCTCTTCTTCAGCAAGAATGCCTTCATAGATCTGTCTTGATTTCTCAACAACAATCTCGTGAAAGACTTTTTCTGCTTCGTCTTTGTTTTCGTTTACTAGAAGATCTAGTAATTTCTCAAATTTTGACATGATAATCGTCTCCTTTGTAGTGAATATTTAACAAAAGGAAAAAGGTTCAACCTTTTAAGGGGTCTTTTTGGCCATTTTGGCTAGGTGTTCTTCGAATTGATCATAGGTTATGTCAATCCAATTGGGTATTTTGGCTAGTTTGGTGGGTGAATTTTGCCCATCTAATACCACATGATAGAAGTTTACACCAGGATTCTTGGTGGTGTTAGTGATCATTTGATTCAGCCAATTGCCGTAATAGGTGAAACTTGAGTTGGGTTTGCGATATCTGTCCATGCCTTTGTACATGTTATTAAGTCTACGACCTTTGTCATCCGCAATTTTGCCATCTGGTGTTACTCCGAAGAAATCCATGCCCAAAATGTACAGTGTTTGAAACTTTTTGTAGTCTAATGCTATTCTGCAGGAGGTTGGTCCTGATGACCATCCCCAATCACGCTCAATTCTTTTGATGCGTGTGTCTTTGATGCCACCACGTGGATAGGTCCACATCTCTAATTTGTTGGGCACATCACGTTCTGCAATGTATTTCACTGTGGGAATATCCACTGCTACCAAGGCATCTGGCCAAAAATCTTCTACAATAGGCAAAACATTCATGCCTATGATATATCCGTTGCCTTTCAGTTTGTTTAGATCGAAATTTTTGCGTGATTCACCGTTTGCAATGATAAAACAGGGTTCGCCTTTGGGTCTATATGCTGTGTCTTTGGGAGGCAGAGGCTCCTTCAGTATAGGATTTAGTACTTTTTTTTCTGCTACTTTGTTGGCCTGTGCCGACAGCGTTTCTAGATTCTCTTTGGCTTTTGCTTTCATGGCATTGTCCAAATAAGCATCCACAGACACATCTTGTTTGTTCAAGGCATTAAATTTAGTCTTGCCAGCCAAATATGCTTTGTAAGCCGCAATTCGGAAGTGTATTCTTCTACTCATCTACAGAAAATAGTTATTAAAGAGTTGGTTCGGCTGCATCAGCAATTGATCCGCCATACATTTTTTGATATAGTTCAAGTGCAGACTGTTTTTCTTTGCGTCTTGCCTGCATGTGCATTCTTAAGTTGTTGATCATCTCCAAAGTAAGTCTGGATTTTCTTGTGTCTTCATCCATCTCATAGCGAGTTTGATCTTTGAAAGAGTTATATCTGTCATCATCAATAGCATTAAAAAATTCAAACAGTTGCATATTGTTATTTACGCTTCTTCGCCACCTTCATCACCAGAATCAACAATATCATCGGCTGTGTCTGTGTCGTCTCCTGTTGGTTCATCGAGTGTTGGCTCGATTTCTCCTGAAATGTCTCCTGCTATGCCGCCTGCTGATACACCGACATTACGCAGATCTTGTCCTTTAAGTGCTTCGTCTCTGGATTCGCCTTTTTCTTCTGACCACATAATTTGATTCTGTGCAATTTCTTCTTCAGACAGACCCAAGAAACGCTTGAGAGCAAATCTTTTGCTCAGATATGGAGTTTGTTCTATCTGTGAAAATGCTTGTACACGTTGATTGTCTAGTTCTATCTGTCTGTATGCGGCAAAATTCTGTGGAGTTGTAAATTTAATGTCAAACAGTGAAGTATCAATGTTGATGCCTCTGTTTTTCAGGAACAGTTTGAACTCTACGTTGATTGGTGGTACCACAATGTCCTGCAATCTTTCACAGTACTTGTTGAATCTTAATTCTTGGATGTACGCAGTGCCCACTCTGCCATCTGAATACTGTGGATTTGCTCCATCATCTGGACCAGTTGGCAAATATGAAGAAGGAATCCTCAATGCTCTGTACAGTTTGTTTGTGAAGTATCTTAAATCATCAATCTCTCCTAGATTTGTACCACCTGGCAATGTTTCAACTTTTGAACCTCTGCCTTCTGCTGTGGTAGGGAAGAAATAGTCTTCGTTTATGGACAGTGGATTGTAAGAAGCATCAATTGAATTGGATCCACCTGATATGGAAGGAATACGTCTTTGGTGAATTTCATTTTTGACTCTTTCAACAAATCCCATCGCCATGTGTGATGGCATGTTGCCCACATCAATGTAGAACACTCTTCTTTCAGGTGCTCTGTGTACTCTGTAAATGATGATTGCGTCTTCTAGTAATTCTTTTTGTTTGAAAGTTTTAAAAACAGTTTCTAATATGGATGTGCCAAACGGAAAGTTGGTGTCCAATCCTTCTGACAGTGAAATATGTGCAACATGATTGGCATCCACAGCAGATTGATTCACTGTGGTTTCAAATCTTCCTGCTGAACCTGATCCATATGATCCTGGTCCTGAGTAGTTGCCGCCTTTGTTGGAGCCATATCCTTGATCAGATATTGCTGACGAGCCTGGTGATGAGTATGTCACATTGGCAGTGACCTGTGTGCCCGACAGTGATTCTAAATTCAGATTCAAATCTCTGAACACATACTGTTCAGGCGTTTTGCCTTTGGATTCGTTCACAATGATCTTGTCACATTTACTTGCGTGTATGTGAATTAATTCTTGTGTTTCTGGATCTCTAATAAAAAAGGAGTCTCCATACTTTAATGTGTTACGAAACAGTCTAAAAATTCTTCTGTTGAAATCATTCAATGCTGTAAACTGTTGCAGAGCATCTTTCAAAATCATTGCTTCTGATTCTGTTGGAGAATCATGGAAGTGAATGTCAAAAGGAGTTTCAGATTTTTTGTTTCTCTGTGTGCAAAATTCTGCAATGATGTCCAGTGCGGCATTAACTTCTGAATCTTGATCCATTTGATCATACTGGAAGTAGCGTTCCATTCTGTTGGAATGNCCTGTGTAAACTTCTGGCAGATAGGATGTGTAGTTTCTTTTGCCCACAGCACTCATTGGGTTTGANGCTGTGTTTGATCCGGACACTGGGGACAGTGAACCATCGGGTGTAACCAAATTAAAATATTTTTTCCAACTCATGACTTTATTATATGTATCTTTTTCCTTTATTGCAAGTGTTAAAAATAGCCATTGCCTGACAGTGCTTTTGGTAATATATTTTTCAATAACTTTTCAATTTTTGTAAGGGTTTCGTTATTTTGCGCCAGATAGTTACCATACTGGTCCTGTGTATCTGTACTTTCCTCACCAAAATGTATGTCTCCTATTTCGTCCTCCAGATTTACTTTTTGATCTCTCAAATCTGTACTCTTGGCTCCTTTTCTGGATCCTGCGCCTGCTTTGTTCATGGCTTCGTATGCCGCTGTTATAGTTGAAATATCCATGCCTCCCAGTTTGCTCAGCATTTCATCTGACATATCAAGCGAATTAACCCACGCTACAGATATTGCATCGTGATAAGACCTTGTTTCCTTAACAAAAGGATCTGCCGCATATGCCGCCATGGCTCCAATTTCTTCTATTATTTTTCTTGTGTCTGGATTACTCAATACTTGGGCAATTCTATCTGTGCCTATGAGTTCTGGACCTGCTTCGCCCACAATTCCCAATGAGTTTGCGGCCATGGTGCCGCCTTCCGCGTTAAACGTGATTTTTAAT